TGAAGAATACAGCAAACCACAATTGTTTAATATCTTACGAGGGACAGAGACGGGTGCATTTTCAGCATCACTAAGAGTATACAATCCAATAAAGAAGATTGAGGAAGAACATCATTACGACCTTGCAAAAACTATGAAGAGAGGAACCCATCTTTCAGGATTCCCAATGCTTCGTTTGGATGATGAAGAGGTTATACTGCAACCTGATATTCAAAGTGACCCTTTGGTTGCACCCCCATCAACCCCATTGGATGCTGACTTCGCACCCAATAAAGCATACAACAGTGTAGTTATCGAAGACTTTACAATGATGCATCCATACGGAGATGCAGATAACATAGAACTACCTGAAATTTTCGGTGGGAACTCTACAAAAGATGAAGCACGATTAGAGAGAAATGCATTATTAGAAATACTACAACAAAATGTAATGGTACTTAAGGTTCCATTCAGAACTGATATTACAGTAGGAACTGTTCTCGTATTAAACATACCTGAAGCAGAAGTTAAGAAGGAAGATAATGATATCAAAAACACTCTTAATGATAATAGATATCTCATTACAGATATAATGTTTGAAGGATTTCCCGAACAAAGACAGGGAGAGATTACTATAGAATGTGTTAAAGAAAGTTTTTCAGAAGACATTAAGTCTAGTAGACCTTTGGATAATGTTGGGTCAGGAGAGATTATATAATGCATCATTTTTATGGAATAGTTGAGGATAGACAAGACCCTCTAAAGATAGGTAGGGTTCGTGTAAGGATTCACGGTATTCATACTGCAGATAAGTCTTTGATTGGAACACCCGATTTACCTTGGGCGCAAGTATTACTACCAACCACCTCTGCAGGATTATCAGGTCTTGGATTTAATTCACACGGACTTGTAGAAGGTACAACTGTATTTGGATTCTTTAGGGATGGTAGTAAACAAGACCCAATTATCATAGGTGTTGGTACAGGTATAACAACCGATGGTTTTAAACAAGAAGTTGGTGGTACCATTTTGTCTAGAAGAGTTGATAGGGGATTCAATGACCCACGTAGACTAACTCCTACAGACTATAAAGGAACAGATGATGATGTTACACCAACAGCAGATTCCAAAAGGTCTTGGGGTCTCAATAAAGCATTAGATACTGCACCAATCATACCCGAGTCATTAAGTATAACTTATACTGGTAGTGGTTCTACTATCACAAATCCAACTCTAACAGAGAGTGACCTACCATATTATCCTTTGTATTTTGGAAAGTCAGACCTATCTAAGTTTGCAAGAGGTGATGGGACATACGAACATAGAAGTATTAGTGGTATAGTTGAGAGTAAAAATATAACTGCAGTAGTAGATTCAATAAAGAACGCAGACCCAAACCTTGCAGTGTTCCCTAATTCAAAAGCAAACCCAGTTTATCCATACAACAAAGTTATGGCATCAGAGTCGGGTCATATGTTAGAGATTGATGATACACTAGATGCAGAAAGAATTGCAGTTGAACATAGGTCAGGAACATTCCACGAAATACATCCTGATGGTTCTCAGGTAACTAGAATAGTTAATAATAATTACACTGTAGTGTGTAAAGACAATGAAGTCTTTGTTGGTGGTAAAGTGAATGTCGTGGTAATGGGTAACTCTAATATTAAGACATACGGTGATGTTAAGTTAAAAGGTTATGGTAAAGGTGAGATTGATGTTACAGGAACAATGGACATCAAATCAGGTGGGGATATGACACTCCAATCTGCAAAAACACTTAAACTAAAAGCACAAGTAATACAAGAAGGTTCATAGTGACCACAAAGGATGTAGCAGAAACTTCAAAAGAGTTAAAGATTGATTTACCTCTTTCACTTCCGTGTCCAACGGATGATATCTTTAGTATACCCAAAGTAGAAGATATACTAAAACCACTCCAAGAGATTGCACAACTTCCCGATAAACTAGATGCAAAGATTGCTCTGATGAAAAAGGAGAAAGAAGAAGAGATAGTTGCACTCAACGAAAAGTTAAAGAACCCCGATTTAACTGCAGAAGAAAGAACTGCAATACTACAAGAGATAAAAACTGCAGAAGATTACATTGATAATATTCTCTTAGGAGAACTCTCTGAACAGTTTAATGAAATCAAAGAAGACATTGAAAAGTTTTTTGATACTATGGAAGGTGTTCTAAGTCCGTTTTGGAAAACGAGAGAAGGGACAGAGAAACGCAATCTACAAAAAGAACTCGAAGATGCACTAGATGAGTTATTTTCAGAATTTCATCTATTCATTCCAATTAAAATTTCAGAGTTGATAGAAAAACTTGTACCACTTAGTTTAACCATCCCTATTCTAGGTCTTCAGATAGACATCATTAAAATAGTCACTAGTCCTAATTATAGGAAGGAGATACAAGACCAAATTGGTGGAAAGAATTTTGTAACTCAAATTATATCTAAAAGAAAACGACTTGCAAAAGTTAACGAAAGGTTAACAAAAGAAATATATGTTTTAAATGCAGAAGAGATTGATAAATTAGAGAAAGAAAAGGAACAACTAGAAAAGGATATACTTGCACTTGAAGAGAAAAGGACAAAACACATTGATAGATTCTTCAATCTAGTTCCTGAAGCACAAAGAAAATTTGATGGAAAAATACAAGAACTCAATAACGATTTAAAAGCAAAACTTACTTGGGACTATATCAAAACAGAGATGAAAGAATGGGTTTTAAATGCACACATAAAAGCATTCGAAAAACTTATTGATATGTTCGAAGAGATATGGGATGCATTAGGATTACCAAAACTACCTTTCTCAAAAATTTCAGAACTTCTTTCTATGGATATATCTGCACTTCTAGAAACCCTTACAGCAGAACTAAAGAGAAGATTTCAAACTACTGCTAGTGAACTTAGAGAGAAAATTAAGGAGATTGATAAGAAGTTAGAAACTGAAACCGACCCTGCTACGATTGATAAACTGAACGAAGAGAAACGAGAACTAGAACAAAAACTTATAGACGAGAAAGGGAAATATTTAAGACAACTGGAAGATGCTGTACTTGGATTTGAGATACCAATTATAGGAATGACTATTGAGGAGATAATCGGTGGAAAGAATGTATCTACCAATTCTAGTTTAGAGGAAAGACTTGCAAGGTTTGAAACAAAGTTTGAAGACTTCAAACAGAACTGGATGCAGAAACTTCTTATGGCGTGGGTTAAGATAGTTGAAAAGTTTTTATCTGCTATAGGTTTGGGTAAAATCATTGATTTGTTATTGTTAACTATGTGTGACTTCTTAAAACTGATTGGAAATCCATTTGGTGCTATGATTACTATACCCAATCTTGACGGTATACTGCAATCAACTACATATAAACCTGTAGTTCGTGTTAACACTAGTAGTAGAAGTAGGGTGGAGGGAGTAGCATCTTTTGGTGCAGATGGTGACACTGATGAGTTTCAATTGACAGGTGGAGAAGGAACTACCAAAGTATTTGTAAATGGAGTAGAACAATCGGAAATAACTATTACAAGCAGTACTGTAAATGGAATTACAACTGATACAGTAACATTTGAAGAAAACCCCAATGAATTTGATTTAGTCTCAATAATAAAAGTCTAATGGTGCATAAATAGTATTATGGTTGATTACGTAAAGACAGAAGGTAAAACAGTTGCATCTAAAACTGCATATGCTGATTTAGACCTCACCTTTAAAGCACATCCCATAACAGGTGATGTAACACTTCGTAAAGATTCAGATGCAATAAGACGGGCAGTGAGTAATATCATCCAAACTAATAAATATGAGAGACCATTTAAACCAAATTTTGGTGGGTCTGTTAGAGATATGTTGTTTGAACTAGATACCGACAGTAAGGTAAAACGAATGAAACGTGCTTTAACAGAACAGATAGAAAATTTTGAACCACGTGTAACAGGTGTTGAAGTGGTTTTAGGTGACGTGGTAGAGAATAGAATACCTGTAACAGTTTTTTATAGAATTATTAACGGGTTAAAAACACAACAATTAGATTTCACAATACGAAGGGTTCGATAATGGCAATAGACAGTTCAAAAATTAATGTATCAGATTTAGATTTCGACAGTATCGCAGATAATTTAAAATCATATCTTCAAGGACAAGATAAGTTTAAAGATTATGACTTTGAAGGGTCAACGATGTCTGTTCTCATCGACCTTCTTGCATACTCATCACATATAAGTGCAGTGAATACTAACATTGCAGCTTCAGAGTTATTCTTAGACTCTGCACAAATGAGAAAGAACGTAGTATCTCGTGCAAAAGATTTAGGGTTTACTCCTGTAACAGAAAAATCATCAACTGCAATTGTTGATATCAATTTAAGGAATGTGAGAAATGCAGATGGTACTTCGCCATCAACAACAGAGATGACTTTAAACAGAGGTTCAATCTTTACAACTACATACGATGGACTAACATATGAATATGTTGTGCCCAACTCAGTAAGACCTTCTCAAAACAAAACAAACTATGCATATGCAGATGTAAATTTAGTACAAGGTACTTACTTGACTGATAAGTTCGTACACGACACTCAAGTATCTAATCCAAAATATGTATTATCAAATGCAAGAGTTGACAGGTCTCACATCACTGTGTCCATAGACTCAAATGGTAGTATTGAATCATATTCTCTCTCTACAGATATCTCAACCATCAATACAGAATCTAGGGTTTATTACACTCAAGAAAATGATGAAGGGTTCTTAGAAATCTATTTTGGAGATGGTGTATTAGGTAAAGCACTTAAGGATGGAGATATTATTACGGTAACATATATTGTGGTAGATGAAAATCACGCTGATGGTGCAAACATCTTTACTATGCAGTCGGGTATTAATGGATACTTCGATGCAATTATCACAACTACAACTAAATCATCAGGTGGTGCAGAGAAAGAAAGTATAGAGTCCATCAAATTCAAAGCAAATAAATTTTACACTTCACAAAACAGACTGGTAACACTGAATGACTATAAAGCAAAGGTCAGTGAGTATTACCCGAATGCAGATGCAGTTGCAGTATGGGGTGGAGAGGACAATGACCCACCTGAGTATGGTAAGGTCTTTTTAGCAATCAAACCACAAAATTCAGATTACTTATCTGATACAGAGAAGAAAACTGTAGTAGATAAACTTAAAGCATTAAACATTCTAACAATTAGACCAACAATAGTCTCGCCCGAAATTACAAAAATTTTACTTACAACAACATTTAAATATGATGCAAAGAATACAGACTTGTCAACAGGTGAGATGGAGAATGTTGTAACAAATTCAATACTACAATTCGATAAAGATAATCTAAAAAACTTTGATGCAGTATTCAGACATTCGAAACTATTACAATCAATCGATGCATCTAACACTGCAATTATGTCTAATACAACTAATGTTAGATTATCAAAGAAATTAACAATAACAGAAAACGCAGAGACAGGATATATAGTCAATTACGGTAATGCATTCTATAATCCCCATTCAGGTCATAATATGGCAGGTGGTGGTGTAGTATCATCTACTGGATTTTATGTCCAAGGTGATTCTGTAAACATTCAATATTTTGATGAAGACGGTAGTGGTAATCTAAGAAGATACACATTATCAGGTTCAACAAGAATATATCAAGATTCCGCTGCTGGTACCATAGAGTACTCTAGTGGTAAAATTACAATCAATGCCATCACATTTACATCTACTGTTAATGTTGATAGTACGATTGATTTCACTGTTGTCCCCGACAGTAACGATGTCGTTGCAACAAGGGGCAGTTTAATTGACATATCCAATAAGGATATTAAGGTTAAGGGTGAAATAGACACCATCGAAAGTGGTGAAAGTAGTGCTGGAGTTGGATACACATCCACCTCTAGTAGTTCATATTAATATGAATAAAGTGGTCTAAGACAGTAGGTTCTGTGCTTAGAGTAGCATTCCATTAACTTGGTTTTTATAGGAGAAAAACAAAATGGCAGATAAAAAAATAAGTGCGTTATCATCAGTATCAGATAGTGATATCGGGTCAGATGATTTACTACACATTGTAGATAACCCAGGCGGTACACCTGTAAACAAGAAGATGACTATTGGTCAACTTTTTGAAAACGTACCAACTCATCTTGCAATCAATGACATCGTAACTGAATCTTCAGCTGCGACTGATTTAGCTGCAAGTTCAACAACAATTGTTGATGGTTCATCATTCACAGCAGACGTTGCCTTTACATTAGACAACGGAACAGATACAGGTCAGATTAAGTTCTTGTCTTGTTCAGGAATGGCATCATCATATGCAGCGAACATTACAGTGTCATCTTGGCACAATTCAGGTGTTTCTGCACCACAAATCGTGTTGAATGCACAAGGTGAAGGTTGTATCTTAGTTTGGAACGGTTCCGTATGGTTACCAGTTGCAAATACAGGTGCTACAATAACTAACGCTTAATTAATATAGAAGAACTAGATGTCTCACGAAAATTTAATTGTTGATAAACTATCGCATAGATTACCATCGCTTTTACCCGATTTTGTAAAAGCAGATAGTCCTGCACTTGAACAGTTTATAAAAGCATACTTTGAGTTTCTAGAAGCAGAAATATTAATTATCGAGTCTCCCGAAGAAATAGGAGACATTGTTTTAGAAGATGGTCAGGGTTCTATGTTATTAGAACCCTTGACTGTTGCACCGTCGCCCGATGCAACAACTTCTAAAGTTGTACAAGAGAAATCAAAACAACAAAATGGAGAACTTGTCTTAGTAAGTCCTCTCGAAGTGGGTGAATATGTTTATGGTTCTATTAGTGGAACAATCTCTGAAATAAGAGTTGTTGCTGGTAATACATTATATCTTAAAACAATTTCAGGAAATGGTTTTGCAAAAGGCGAAACTATTACAGGTAGGGATGGTAATTTTACTGCAAAGGTAAAATCGTTTAAAGAAAACACAATCCTTGCAAACAATCGTCTCTTAGACTATTCGGACATTGACCACACGACAGAAAGTTTCGTTGAATACTTTCAAAAAGATTTTGTACCATCATTAAACCTAAAGAATGTTAAGAACAAACGACTTGCAATTAAGAACATCGGTAAACTTTATAAAAAGAAAGGTACTGAAGAGTCTTTAAAGTTCTTAATGCGTATCCTTTATGGAGAAGATGCAGAAATTAGTTATCCATATGAACAAACAATTCAAATTTCAGAATCTAATCATAGTCAAAAAAGACGTATGGTTATTAGAATGGATAACGAAAATCTTATCCCATCAGCAACTGATAAGATTATACAATACACTACAGGGTCAGATTTTATTGAAGGAGACTCTATTGTAGAAAATGTTTACAATTTAGAATCGGATAAAGGAATCTATTCTATTGAAATAACAGATAGTCACAAAGGAACATTTACAGAAGGTTCAGTAGTTAACTTAGTTGATAGAGATGGAGTGACTAATGTAACTGCACGTGTATTAGGTGTAATTTCTGATATTGCATTTGGTAGTTCCTCAACGTATTTTGAAACAGACACTGGAGATAATATAGTTTTAGAAACTGTATCTCAGCGTGAAACTGTTGGAAATGTTCTTGCGACTCAACAGGACATTGTTGTAGACAATGATACTACAGGTGGTTCATACCAAGGATTAGGAACATTTGATAGAGGAGACATTGTTCAATTTGATAATCATAGTACACAATATCGTATTATAAAAATCGACTCTACAATATTTACAATTGAAAAACTCTCATCACCACACGGAACTGGTTTAGAAACAGATGTTCCAAGTGGAACATTACTAAGAAAGATTAGTGAAGGATTGATTACAGAGAACAACCAAAGGGGTTCACTCTATGATGTTAGTTATAGATTAGACTTTACTGGTGGTAATAGAGATAAGGATGTTATAAATTCTCGTGGAATCTTAGATGGTGTTACATCAGGTTCTGTTGATAAAATATACATCGAAGACGGTGGAAGTGGATACCATAATACATTTTCTGCTGTAACCGAAGGAACAGTAGACCAAATTATTACTGAAGATGGATTTGAATTACAATATGAAGATAATTCTTATTGCATAACAGAATATTCAGAGTCTTCAACAAAACTGATATTTGGAACTGCATTGGATAATGCAATCAGAGTAGACCAAGAAGTTTTTGGTACTAACATTAGTAGAGTTAAAGTTTCTGATATATCAGAAGATAGATTATCAATGACTGTTAGTAGTCCGCTATCTCTTACTAACAATTCAATTTTACAAATAGGATTACCACAATTAGTTGTATTTGATAACAGAGATACGAGAGGTAGTGGTGCTAAAGCTATCATCGGTTCTGTTGGTGATGAAATTATCTTAGAGAACAAAGATGTTTATGGTCAGTTTGAGTTCACTGCAACTGCAGGACAGACTCTATTCAATGGTATTGACAACTATGGTATGAGACTCATATTCAATGATGAAAAAGTTAAAGTTTTTGTCGATGGTATTCAATATACACAAGGTGATGTAACATACGGTTATACAAAAAAGAATGACAGAATTGTATTTAATACTGGATTAACTGCTGGACAGAAAGTTGACATATATCAACAGTTTAATAACTTGACATATGAAGATGGAACGAGAACAAACTTAGAAACTACTGAATCCAATATTAGAACTATTAATATCATTGATGGTGGAACAGGTTACACCAAAATACCAAAAGTATATCCTGGCGGATACATCTACTTGAGTGATACTTCAGGATATGATATTGGTGAACAAATAAATCAAGAAGTAGCAGAAGTTGTAACTGCAACAGGACTATTGATATCAAAAACTGCAACTAGATTGGAAATTGCAAGAAGGTCAACCGATACAGGAACTTTCCTTGCAGGTACCAGTATTGTGGGTGGTACATCTGCAACTACAAACACTTCTAGTCAAGTAAATGTTTCAAGTGGAACAGGTGCAAAACTTTTTGCATACTCTGATACAATTGGTGGTGTTGCTTCAATTAATATAGAAGAACAAGGATACAATTTTAGTGAAGATGGGTTGATTGCTTCAACCTCACATCATCCACTTCTAATTGAAACACCGACAACAAATTTACAAACAGGTATTGCTTTAACTGGTGACACTTCAGGAACAACTGCAACAGTTGTATCATATGATGCAGACAGACACATCTTAACCTATACCGATTTAGATGGTGATTTCCTAGACGAGGAAATAGTTTCCTTTAATACAACAGATGAGTTTAAGGTTATAAAGAACCATAGATTTGATGGTCGTGGTAAATTTGGTGGTGAGGGTATCATTGAAGAACAACTATTGGGAGATAAGAGTACACTGGATGCATCTGCATCTAATATTCACGATGGTAAGTTCTATCAAACACATTCATATGTTATTAAAGTTGGTGAGTCTATTAATGAATATAGGTCAGCAGTTAAAGATTTACTTCATCCTGCAGGACACATCTTCTTTGGTGAAGTTGCAATTAAAAATGTTGTTATATCGGATGAATCAGCAGGTATAATTTCAGCAGATTCTTCTTTACAAAATGTTAATATTGAAACAAGAGACGATGTAGACAATTCACTTAATGTAGATGTTCTCTATAGACCTACTATCATCATTTTCGGAGAACCTACACTTGCAGTTATAAATCCATTCTCTAATTCATCACGAGTAATTGAATTGCACGAATTTTTACCACACGGAGATATCGTATTTGAAGATGGTGGTAAACCATTAATAGAAGATAAAACAACAGGGTTCAAAGTAGGTGATACTAATTACTTCCGTATGGAAGACACTACTGTTGACCCATTAGCTGTCTTACAAAATGCAGGATTAGAAGATAACACACCTACTGTAGATAACTCAGGGTCAATAATCCCATCAACAGTTTCCAACCCTGCAGGTATAGCATTGGGTGCAAGGTCAGAGTATTATGACACATCTCATAAAAACAGACACTTCAATATCAATGTTATCAACTCGTTTGCATACACACCAGTACAAAGTTCACCAAGACTTGATGGTGCAATTACTGTATTGAACTTGTGTCGTGCTGATGATAACAATGAAAGTCTTACACCAATCAATTCATTTGGATTAGTTCCTGAAAGACGACCTTCAGACCAAGGTAAAGTTTTCTCAGTATTCACACAAGAGGAAGAAGTTCTTGTAATGGAAGATGGTAGTAGAATTGAGATGGAAGAACATATACATCATCTAAGGTTTGAACCAAATGAACACGCAGTCGTTAAGGGTGTTAATGGTGACAGAATGTTATTAGAAGACGGTGACATTGCTCAAATGGAATCAGCAACGCAAGTTGGTGAAATTGAATACTTTGTATCGGAAAGAACGATTGATTTATTCGATAATGAACTGTATACAGAAGACAATCATAGAATGATTATGGAAGATGGTAGTGTACTTGTACACGAACAGTCTTCTGAAAATAATATTAGTACATTTATTCCGTTAGGACATACTTTGCGTACACTAAATATTATACAAGGTCAACAGACATATGACATCTCTTATTACTTGAAAGATGAAACCGACAATGATGACCTTTTATTAGAAGATGGTAGTGGAAATTTCCTCAAAGAGGAATCAAAAACAGAAGGAATACGAATATCAGACTTTGAATATTATTATCCAAAGATGAATATCCCCGATTATCCTCTTCACGAAAGAAAAAGAACAAATATTGGATTTAGTACTTACGTAAAGTCTGCATAAGTATATAAATAGTATTATAAATATCTTAGGAGATAGAAATGGCAGCAATTATAACAGAAAAGTTTCGAACACATAATGCGAAACAATTCAGAGAAGACTTTAGTGAGTCGGCTTCATCCACATACATTTTTATAGGTCGGTCTTTTGACTGGTCTGATGAAAATGCACCACCATCACCAGCAAATTCAATCGGAGAAGAGATTGATGCATATTCAGATATGATTGCACTTAAAAAAGTTGCAAACACTGATGTATCTCACGGTCTTGTACGAAGAAACTGGGATAGTACAGGTGCAACATCATATGACGAATATCAACATAACATTTCAACATCAAATACTGCAGTTGCTTCAGGTGCAACAAACCTATTTGATTCAAGGTTCTATGTAATAACAGATGAGTATCACGTATACAAATGTATTAGAACTGGAAGAGATAGTTCAGGTGCCGTAGTTGCATCAACAGTTAAACCAACTGGAACAAGTCCAACTACATTAGTGTCAACTTCTGATACAGCTGCAGCTGCAGGTAGAGGATACCTTTGGAAGTATATGTACACAGTTTCTGCTTCAGAAACAATCAAATTCGTAACAAACGATTTTATACCAGTTAAAACAATTGGTGCTCAAACAGAAGTTGATGGTGAATCTGCAATCGGGACTGCTGCTTCCGATAACGGAACTGCACAATGGGATGTTGAGAATCAAGCAATAGATGGTGCAGTGTATCACATAGAAGTTACTGCAGGTGGTTCAGGTTATAATGACGGTGATTACACTGCAGTCGCAATCTTAGGAGACGGTCAGAATGGTGA